GCTCCTGGCGTTCAGGCATCTAACGGTGGAAGCGACTTCTGGTCGCAGTTCTCCCAGATGAGTGATCGCAATCCTGCAGCAGCCTGGCAGATTCTTAGCCAAGCTTCCCCTGACGTTTTGCGCAGCAAGGTACTTGTCTCTGAAGCCTGATAACTAAATCGTTTATCGCCCCGAATCCTCGGGGCTTTAACTATGAATCTCCCACCAAGGAATCCCAACGCTGTCGCATTGGACAATATTCCCAATTCCCCTAGCCCTCAAGCTCAAACGGCTACTCAGCAGCAGTGGGGGAGAGAAGCTGCTAACGCCGCAGCGCAGGCTCCACAGGACAGTGCTGCGATGACGAATCAAATGCTTGCCACCCAGGCTGGTCAGAGCACTGCTCAAGCCGCCGCCGATGCTCAGCTTAATTACCAGAAAGCAGTATTACTTGATAGAGCCGGCCTAACTCAAGGCGCACAGACAATGGCAAATCTTGCTCAAAGGTATGCTCCTCAAGGCGGCAATATCGGAGGCATTGCCCATGCGATTCGTCAGGGTATAGGGGTATAAGCTAAAACTATTAGCATTAGAAAAGTTATACAAAGTGCATGCGTCTTGCTGGCAGCCAAGATGTACACGATGCGCTGTCTGAGCAGCAGCATGTCTCAAGGTTCGATAAGTTCCTTGAGGCATTCGAGCGCCTACGAGATAAAGGCTTAAGTGAAGAGCATGCAGAGCAATTTGCCACTGAGATAGCAGAAGGTCGCGAGCCAATGGTTAGGTTGACGAAGAGATTTGCGGGCACGTATGGCGATCAATCCGAGGACTCTGTTGCTAGCGACAGCGCTGATTGAGGAGTTTGAAGGGATGGAGACAAGGGGGTACTTGGATCCTGTAGGTGTTCCGACGATTTGTGCTGGGTTAACACGTTATCCCAGTGGCATGCCTGTACGAATGGGAGATATTTGCTCCGTAGAAGTATGCAGGGGGCATTTAGTCTCAATGCTGATGCACGGGTTCATTCCTGTGCTGGAGAAAATTCCAGGATGGAGTCGTTTCGGCCCCTCTCGCCAAGCGGTGTTAATTAGCTTCGCCTGGAATTTGGGCGCAAAGTTTTTCAATAGTGAGGGATTCGAGAAAATCTCTCAGGTGTTGCAAGAGGGCAACGAAAAGCCGGAAACGTATAGCGACATGGGTGAGGTCTTACAGCTTTACGTCAAAGCTGGCGGCAAGAGATTGCCTGGCTTGGAAAAGCGCCGTATCCGTGAAGGCGAAATCTGGGATTCAGAGAATGATGGTGTATTGACATTTGTCGCCAATCAGAGCACGTATCTAAAGAAGGCTCCGATTAGTAGTGAGTATCTGTCAGATACTGGCAGGAAAGAATACCTAGCTGGCGAATCGATTATCGCTAGTCGGGTAGACGAAATCCATGCTAATAATCATGCGTGGGCAACTCTTAGAGATAGTGGAGAGAATTGGGCGATATATCTCCCGCATTGGAATCAAGAGTCAACAGCAGTGGGGCGATCCAATCGGCAGGATATTAATTGGAGCGATTTTACGGCAGCAGTTGGATCTTTTATTTGCGTCGGGGAAGTGCTGCAGTACGACTCTCGTCGAATCCCTATAAAGGGCAGCGAAGAAGAAGCCGCAATTCTTGAGGTCTGCAGGGAGTTTGACGAGATCAGACAAGCCTGGGGAACGCCGATAGGGGTGACTAGTGGCTACAGGCCAGAGCCATTTAATACTGAGGCAGGTGGAGCCCCAGAGTCATTTCATGTCAAGGGCATGGCCTTGGATATCTATCCATGCGATGAAGCGTTGGATGACTTCCATTATTGGCTGATCAAGCGCTGGAGCGGCGGATACGGGGATGGCCGCCAGAAAGGGTTCATCCATATCGACTGTCGCAGTAATGGCAGGTTCTTCTCTCGCGCCGGAGTCAAACCAGCTGCGACCTGGGAGTATTGATGAATTAAATAACCTTGACAGACATTGCACCAGTGTTGAACTGAACAGTGTCTCCAAGCTGTATCTCAACGCTGACCGTTAATGCGCCTGAGGCTACGAATTCTTCAGTGCCATGAGGACTGGCACAGGCAGCATTCCAGATTCCAAAATGAGTAATAGTAACGGGAGATCCATTAACAGCCGCTGCTGCCATTTGTACAACAGAACCGTTCGTAGTTTCAAAGCCACCTCCAGACGCAGCACCAGTAGCGCTCATGCTGGAACCTAAGACTTGTTTGCTGTGAATACCGCAAACTGCGTTTGTGACATCAGCCGTAGTTCCTCCAGTGCCTGGATCTGCTGTGTGCAAAGTTACGTAGACACTTGATAAAGCTGTAGGGAAAGCTCCGCCCTTTAGCCAACCAAGGATCTTTTCTGCAAAATACTGCGAAAACGCCATTCTGAAGCCTAGTTACTTTTATATTTTGGCAGCTATGGGTAGCCGCCACCGCCAGATGATGCTGTTAGTGTAGCGCTGATTGGAGCAACGCCAGTCGCTGAACCTTCGAGCCTCCAGGTAGCCTTCATTCGTCCAGTCGTTAACATTGTCCCTCCAACAGATCCGAACAGTCCAGCAATCTCGCCGTAAGAAGAATCGGTCCCCCCGGCAGGGCCATCTAGCTTTTTAATTTTACTATCAGCAGGCATAGTTGCTGATGTTTGGTCCAACCCCAGCGCTGTTCCCCACATCTTGACGAGGGCGATTCGCGTGGAGATCACCATTGCACCGCTAGCTGAACCCTCAAGATTCAAGTAGCGAATGACTTGAACGTCAATACTATATGGAAGGGTCTGCCATTGTGAGCTGCTGACCGTAAAGTAATAGACGCCAAGCGGCAGTGTCAGCAGCTTCTCTTTGATCTCTGTATTGAGTATTTCGGTGTTATAGCCAAAACCGTAGTCGTTGAGCTGGACTGGCTTCCGGTCATTGTCGAGCAGGCCAACAGAGATGTACTTATCGATTTGGCTGGCAATATCGTTTCTATATATTCTGATATCTGATGAAGCAATGGTTTCAAACTTGTAGTAATGAGTGTTAGTTCCAGTCTCAGTACCAATAACTCCTGTAATGGTTGCTTTGATGTTGGAAACTAGACCTAAGTCTTTGGCTTTTTGAAAAGTATTATATTTGACATATTTCGATCGATTAAAGGACGCCTTAGTGCTGTCGCTGCCACCGTAGCCAGCTTTGATCCTGTTGATCGAGTCAGATTGATTGCTTACTTGGTATGTGCTCATCAGTCCTCATAAAGCCGGCATTCATCGGCATCGGGGTTTTCAATGCAGTACTCCAGGAAGATACGTCGCAAGGGTGGAACTTGCGAGAGATCAGGATATTCAGAAGAGATATCTTCTAAATACAATTCAGAGTTACTTGTGTTTGGATAAGGATGATGAGCCATGTAATGCTCAGTTAACTCAATATTAGTTGAATATTGAATAACAGTCGCTCACTAGCCAGCGAGCACGGGCTATTTCCTAGCCGGACGTAGTTTTTTTTTCATAGAAACATGGGTAAGCGGTCTGATGATATCGAGGAGGGGAGGCAGTCCATTCATGCGTATGGATATTTCGATTGGTTTTTGTTCGTGATTATGGTGAACGCGAGCAGGGATATCTGAGTCGCAAAGCCAGGCAGCGATATTTTCATATTCCTCGGGTGTGTAGCGGCCTTTAATTTGCCCTCGCTTGCCCCTTTGTTTGCCTATAAAGCGGCCTTGGTCTAGCCAAAGAGCTGCGATACCCTCTGCCCCTGCGACGTTCAGAACCTCTCTAGAGATGACAGGCTTGTCCCTGGGCGAGAGCAGTTCATAGGCACGCCACAGCCCCTCTCCTTGCAGTCTGATGCGTTCATTGTCGTAGTAGCCATCTGAGTCGATGTGATCCCAGACGCTCTCCATGGGGCCGTCATGAAGTCTTCGCAGGGCTCTGAGTTGATGATCTAAATAAGTACGTTCAACTTCTGAGCGTGTGATCTCAAGCCATGGAATCTGACGCTTCCCCTTTAGCGCTAGTTTTCCCTTCCCCAAGCAATAGCTCAGTACGCGAGCTATGAATTGCGCTTGCATCCCAGTGCTCCTCTTTGAAAAGATGTACTCGTGTTCTCGGTGCGTAGCTGATCAATGCTGATTGGACCTTCTTGGTCTCTGTCGAATCGAATATCAACCATGGCCTTGTTGTCCGGTCCTTCACCGTGGATACAGCTCCGGTAAGCATCTGGAACCAGGACGAGATCAGCCGTGCTTCTGGAGTCGTAATGCCAACTCTATTGAGGCGACAGGAGCCGTCTTTGAATAGTCGACAACCTTCAGCCCAGCACCACGCCGCCGCCTGAGCGCCCAGTAGATCAAGAGTGGCCTGCGTAATTTGCCTCTCCTTGTATGGATAGAGCAGGTTGTAGATCGGCCTTAGTTTTTCACTCGAAACTCGAAAGCGGAGAACTTGCGTCGTCTTGCCGTTATCTCTTGGACTGCTCTTATAGGGAGTAATTTCAGCTTTTGTAGGAATAAAATGCTTTAAATCCTCGATCTTTTCTTCTAAAAATGCAGAGTCAGAAGCACCTGCAGTAAGTGTTAATTGGATGTATCCCCCGCCAGGAGAGCGATATGGAAGAAGGCTTCCATCAACAAGAAGAAGTCCGAGGATTCCGCGTACATCTGCGGAGTCCAAATGTTTTTCCCTATAGAACTTCTATATAGTAGTAACAAGCACGCAATCCGCGTGTGATTTGTTCCCTACATGCTCAGGAGTTAAACGATCCAATGTGGATTGATAATGACTTTCCAAAGCTACTAGGTGCAGAGCTCTATCGTCCCCATCCCGGTTACATCATCGAGATGGCTGTAGAGCCCGTGGTTGTTCACGACTTCAATGGAGTCCTTTAAGCGAAAGTTTATTGAAAAACTGGGTGAATTGCTGGAAAGCCGGACCTGAAAAGGAGGCCAATCAGCAGGCAAGCCAACCTACAAGTTGGAAGCTTCAACGACTAGATCCCGACAGGAAACTGAGTAATGGATCCACGAGCGCCCAGCCCCTGTTCATAGGGTGAAAATATAGTCTGATCACAGTCGCCCTTAAGACTGTGGGTGCGGATAAAGAGCCACACCATAAACACTTGCGCGAAACAACCCGGCCAAACTGTTCAGCTAGACCGTTACCGCTTCTGGGGTAATCCTGGTAATAAGGATTCCCGAGAGCGCACGGCTGACCAGACACTTGGTACTGCGTCTAGTCGCAATATCGTTAAAGACAAGGTTCTTGTAACGCTTAAAGAATATACCGGCCCCGCCGATCCTACTGATGCAACTTCTCCTTCAACCTTTAAGGTTGCTCGCGAGACTTTGCTGACGGCTCAGCGCCTACTGCTTGATACTGGAAACCTAAATGTTTTCCATCAGTCAATCGGCAGTTTAACTCTTCTCGATGATTATCGTCGCTGGAGAGATCGTGTATTTGCTGACGAACTGTTCAAAGCAGACGCCAACGGTGAAGCCAGCGAGTCCCAAGGTGGATACTATTTCCCCCTCGGAAAAGACCGCACTGGCAGCACAGTTGCTGCTTATGCCTCAGGTGAATCGGCCAAGTTCGACGTAAAAACCGACTTGCTGCAAGTTGTCAAAGACATGCGCAAGCGCAACGTTCCTACGTTCGCTGACGGTTACTACCGCTGCATTGCCGACCCTACGGCGATGATGCATTTGCGTCAAAATGATGCATTCCGCGAAGTTGCGCGTTATGCAGGCCAAGGCCAGGTCAACCCAATGCAACCAGAACTAGCGCCAAACGCTTCGTTCTTCCAAGGCATGGGACCTGCTTACGGTCAAGGTGGATTTGTCGCAGGACAACCTGTGATGCCTACCGGATTCCTTTTTGAAGGCGTGCGATTCTTTGAATCAACCAACCTTCCAGAGAAATCATTCACTACAACTATTGCTGACGCTACTGCGACTGGAGCTACGCTCCGCACAGCAGCGCCGATGCTGTTCTTCGGCCCACAAGCCGTTGGAGTAGGGATTGGTGGGAATAATGCGCAGATTTTGCTTAATAACAACGATGATTTCAGTCGTTTTATTATCATGATCTGGTCGCTCTTCGCTGGATTTGAAATCCTTAATAAGGACTTCATTTCGGTCGGTTACTCCATCGTTTACAACTAGGAGTAATTAACTATGGCTAAG